AAATTATTAAATTATTTAATAATTTAATAATTTAATAATTTAATAATTTAATAATTTAATAATTTAATAATTTAATTAAATTTTAAACTCTTCCAATTATAACATCGCTAACATTATTATAACATGCTTCAGCATTACCTTGTTTACATGTTGGACCTCTATCATATAACCATTTAGCAAATCCAGTTTGGTCATTTACAACATCTGTAACAGGCATTGTATAAAATTGCCTATCATTATTATAATTCATATATACATCGTCAGTACTTCTATATAGTTTATCATTAAATTTATTAATCATGTCTTCTTTTACATTATCATTATCAATATCACATGCTTCTAATCCTTCTCTATTATTAGTATCATATTCACTAATTTCTACATTCATAAAAGGATTATTTTTAGTAGGTTTAATACAGTCTTTTTTGTGTTTCTTTGATTTTGCTAATCTACTCTTTGTATATTGTTCTTTTCTTTCTAACATTTTCTTTGTTTCTACTATATACATTGCTGTTGTTATTAATAAAATACCAACTAATATGTAAAATACTTTATAATTATTTCTAAATAATAGTAATATTATTGTAAAATATATCCCAAATCTAATAATACTATTTATTTGTTCGACATATGTCATATTTGATGTTGGAAAAAATTTTAAAAAATTTCGTTCTGTTAAAAAACCATTAATATCTTTAAACCATATTTTTTCTTCCATTTATTTTTTATTATATATTATTTTTATATTTTATTAAATCTTAAATTATTTATAATTATTATTTTATAATTATTATTTTATAATTATTATTTTATTATAAATTATTCTTCTAACTCAAAACTAATTATATGAGATATAATATTATTTAATGTTAATATTATACAAGTTTTTAAATTTTCTTTATCATTTTCTAAATTAGTATTTTCATTAAGAAAAAATCCAATTGGTGTAAGATAAGTATCACATATCCTAGTAGCCCAATATTTATTACCTGTTAATACTGTATAGTAATAAATAAAACAATCAATAATATCACAATAACTAGTATCAAAAAATAAATCTTTAGGCTCAGAGTAATAATCAGTTTTTATTAAAAAATAATCACTTACAAATTTATCTACTAGTATACTAATATCATTATTAAAATTTTTACACCAATTATTATATTCTTTACTACCAAAACTATTATTATTATCACTATTAAAAAACAAATCTTTAATCTTAGGTTTTTTATATGTTATTAATTCATTAATTTTATTCTTTAATTTATTATTCTCTTCTATTATATTTGATATGTATTTATCTGATAATATACCACATACTTCTTTTAAAGAATTAATATCTTTATAATTCATTTATATTAATTATTATTCTTTTTTGCTAGTTTTTTCCTTAATCTTTCTTTTGCTTTACCTTCTCTACTACTTGGATTATTTTGGTTAAGTGCTTGTGTTCCACCCATTGAATTCATCATTTGTTGCATCATTCCCCCATTCATCATTTGTTGCATCATATCTCCATTCATCATTTCTTTCATCATATCTTCCATATTATCTGTATTTTGATTATCATTACTACTAGGATTACCACTAGGATTACTACTAGGATTACTACTAGGATTACCACTAGGATTACTATTATTATTAGAATTTTGCTGATTATTCATCATACTATTCATCATATTGTTTAATACTGGATTAGAAGATTGATTAGTTTGCATTTTATTCATAAGTGAAAATGCATCTTTTACCAAATCGTCCTGTTTCAATTCTCCAGAACTTATTTTTTCTGTAATAGAAGAACCTACTTGTTGAACTAAATTACCTAACAAATTACCTGTATCACTATTAAATAAATTTGTTATATCTTCTGGATTCTCTAAATTTAAAGAGTCAAGATTTACTTGGTCAGATATTTCCTTTGCTAATTTACCAATCTCACTATCTCCTATCAATGAATCTAAATTATTATCTATATCAATTGGAGTATTATTTGTATTATTTGCTACTTTAAATCTTCTAATATTTAATAATATATTTCTAATATCATCGTCTAAAATATCATCAATAATATCCGTTACATCAATATTCATATCTATCTGATTTAAAATATTTAATGTCTTTACTAATAAATCATCTAACATTTTTTCTTCATCTTCATCATCATCATCATCTTCATCATCATCTTCATCATCTTCATCATCACCATCATCTTCATCATCACCATCATCATCTTCATCATCTTCATCATCACCATCATCATCTTCATCATCATCAGATGATACTATCTCTTCTACATTTTTATCTTCTTCTTTTACTACTTTTATTCTTAATGATTCTTCATATAAATGTGAAAATAGATATAATGTTAATATATATGAGATAATAACATATTTATCTAGTTCTTCTTTAAAATTTTGAAATAAATGTTTAACATTTATATTCTTGAATATATTAACTTTATTAAAATCATCATTATCAATTAATTTTTTAGTAAATTCTTCATTATCTGATTCAACATTAATGAATAATTCAGAGAATTCTTTTACTTTTTTATTAAATGATTCAATATATGTAGGTGATTTTTTATCAATACTTCTATAATGTTTCTTAATTGCTAATTTAAAATATTTCTCTTTTTTAATTTCTTTAAAAAAATTTATTAAAATTTTATTAAAAACAAAAATAATTTTTTCTTGAACTAACATTTTTTATTAATTATTTTATTAATCTTTAAATAATAATTAAAGAGTTCCTATAAATGCAAATATAAACAATGTACACCAATAAAATATATCTACTATAGTCCATTTCCAAAAACCAACATCCCAATCACCTATAAATATTTTAGAAGTTAATAATGCAACTAATATAACAACTATCCTATTAATTTTTTTTTTACTAAGTAAAAATGATATTAAATATGTAACAAATATTGATAAAACTATATGATAACTATTTTCTAACTTATAATCCTTTAGCATTTATTTAAACAATTAAATTTTATTTCTTAAATTTTATTTGATAATTTTAATAATATATTAAAATAATTCCAAATAGTATCTCTATTATTATCATTCAAATCCTTCCAATACCCTTTTAGTTTATTAATTAATTTTTTATTTACATCATCATCATTCATACTTTGTTTAATAATATCATTATTTAGTACATCCCTATAATCATTATCTAAAAAGAAATCTGTATTTCTTTCTTCTATATTTTTCTTATATTCATCAGTTAAACTTAATTTAAACATTTGTAGTGGTTTCTTAATATCTGCAAGTGTAATTAATCTTATACTATTCTTAAATAACTTAAAATCCTTATCATCTGGAAATACTACAATTAAATCACTTAATAATTCTTGTAATTTTTTATTGAATATCTCATAAAAACGTGTATTATTTTCCATTTTATTATTATATTTAGTATTATATTTTTCTTTAAATTATTTTTGTTTCATATCTTTATAAATATTCTGTATATCCATATTTCTATTTTGTTCTATTGATGACATTTTATCTACCAATTTTTCTTTTGACCTCTCAGCATTTTCAGTTGGGGTAGATATATTTTGCTCACCATGTATTAATCCAAAATTCTTAGTAAGACTATCATTTTGTTCTTCAAAAGAGTCAACAAAAGAATAATTACTACTAATACTATTAAATGGGGTAAATGCGTCAATATCTTTATTATTTTTTTCTGCTAATTTTTCTAAAAAATCTTCTAAATCCTTATCAGTATATATTGTTCTTTTATCATTTAATAGAACAGTAGGAACCGTTGTTATATTTGTAGGTATTTTAAATCTAACCTTACTAATATTTATCAATAAAAATTTTTCATTTAAACTATGTTTTGTAATTTTATCTACAATTTCATTACTAAAAGAACAAAAATTAGAATAAAATAATAAATGTTTTGATTTATTATCCATATTATATTAAAAAAAATATATATAAATATTTTAAAAATTGAACACAAAATATATTTAAAATTTGATATATAAATAATATATAATTTAATTTAAATAAATTTATTATAATAAATATGACTTTTTCAATTAAAAAGGTAAATATAAATAATAATAAACTTACTTTTGAAATTAAGAATATAGATGTATCTATATTAAATTCAATTAGAAGAATCATTTTATCTGAAATACCAAATGTTGCTTTTGAATTTGAACCATATAATATTGATAACCAAAAGATTATAATTGATAAAAATACATGTCCATTGCATAATGAAATTATACAACAACGATTATCAATGATTCCATTAAATTTTACTACTGATGAAATTATTGATTTTGAAACTGATAAATATAATTTTGTATTAAAAAAGAAAAATAAAACTGATTCAATAATAGATATAACAACAGAACATATTGAAATATTTGATGATAAAAATAAAAAATATGATGAAAAATTTATTAGAAAAATATTTCCATCTAATAAAATTACTAAAGATTTTATTCTAATTACTAAATTAAAACCAAATATTATAAATAAAGAAAATGGTAATGAGATTTCAATTGAAATGAAAGCAACTAAAGACATTGCTAAAAATTATTCTGGTTTTGGGTATGTTAGTCAATGTTCATATTTTAATATAATTGATGAAAAACAAGCTGATATTGTATTAGAAAAAAAAATACAAGATGGAAAACTAAAAGGATTAAATAAAGAGGAAATTATAGAATTAGAACAAAACTTTGAAACTCTTGAAAAACATAGAATCTTTAAAAAAAATGAATATGATGAACCATCTCATTTTGAATTCACCGTTGAAAGTGAATGTAGAGTAAAACCTGGTTATTTATTCTATAAAGCAATTGATATAATAGATGAAAAACTAAATTTATTAATAAAAAATATATATGATGATAATATTAGATTTGAAAAAGTTGAGAATAGTAAAAATATGTATAATTTGTCTATTAATAATGAGACTCATACATTAGGAAATCTAATTCAATCATTACTTTTTAATAATTTTATTAGAGAGAATGATAAAAAAGATATAAATTATATTGGTTATAATTGTCCTCACCCATTAGAAAATGTAATGATTATAAAGATACAATTTACTAATGATATAACTATAGATGAGTGTAGAACAATATTTATTGGAGGTTTAGGTGATATAAAAAAATTATTAAATTCACTTAAAAGAGATTGTATAAAACAATTTCAATTAAAAAATTATTCAAAAGATATTTTGTAAAAAATTAATTATTTAAATATATCATTTTTTTATTTATACAATAGTAAATAGGATACACTATGGAAAAATTTTATGATGAAACAACAATATTTTTAGACGAAATAATTTTAAATGATACAAATATTATATTTGATACATTACAAATATTACCAGTATCACCAACAAATAATGATAAAGACAAAACAGACGAACCTAAAGATTTACCAAGAAAAAAATTTTTATTAACTATTAAAAAAGATAAACAAAATGAATTTATACAATATTCTGATAATCAATTCAAAAACAACCTAATTATTTTGTATAAAAATTTAGCAAATGATAATGATAAAATTAAAATTGCAGATGATTTATTAGATATTTATAATAATTTATCAATTGATAATAAAAAATATTTAATTGATAATAATATTAATCCAATTATTCATATCAATAAGATTTTTACATTAAATAATAATGAGACCTATAAAATTGAAAATAATGATTCTATTAAGAAAGAAGAATTAGAAAGTTATTTTAGTGAAATGGAAAATATTAAAAATTCAAGATCTACTTATGAAAATAAAATGAATAGATTATTTGAATTATTTAAACCATTTATTGATGATAATGATTTTTTGAATGATTTAAATTATTCAAAATATATACCATTATTTGATAGAGATGCTATATCTCATTGCATATTAAATAATAATCAAGATTGTGTTGATTTGGATAATAATACAATTGATATTGAAAAATTCAGACTATTATCAAATAGAATTTTCAAATTAAATAAAAATAGAACATTAACTTTATATAATGGAGATAATGTTAAATTATTAGGTTATATTTCATCTTTTCCTAAAAATAAAAATTTTAGAAAATTTGATATGTCAAAATATTATAATGATATAAAAGAATTAGAAATAGATGATAAAGTTAAAATATATTTTAATATAACTAATGATAGTATTAAAGAAAATGATTATAATATTAATGGAATAATAAATTCAATCAAAGATGATAAAATTGATATAGTATTAGATAAATCAATTATACTTAAAGATGAAATAAAAACAAATAAATTAACATATAATAAAAGTAATAATTTTAATAATTTTTATATTTATTTAGAAAATGAAAAAGATAATATTTATTTTAAAAAACAGTTAATTGATGATTTAGAATCTATTGCATTTCAATTTCCTGAAAATAAACAGAAAATCAATATTAAAGACGACCCAAACTATCAAAAATATCTATCATTTATTTTACCAAATATAACAGAACTAATTAGTTATTATAATAATTTCTTTAATTTCGAAGACATACAAGAAATACTTAATAATTATAGTTATAATATTAATAATTTACACAAAAATGATATTGAAATAATTTATAATAAATTTAAATCAAATATTGAAAAATATGAAAATTCAAATAAAGATTTAATTAAAAATTTATCAATTATTAAAAAATCAGAATCAACTAAAAAAGAAATAAAATTAGTTGAAATTAATAAAGAATTATTAAATATTGATAATACTCCATATGAAGAATATAATAAAAATTATATAGATAATATTAATAATAGAATTTTATATTTTAATAAACAAAAAGATTTAGGATACTCTCATTATTTAAAATTATTAATTACTTCATTAGAAAGTAAAATAAAGGATATACAAGATGAAGATTTTGATAAACAATTAGATAATTTTACAGATGAAAAGAAAAAATTAGAAAGTGAGATAAAAAAATATAAAGATATTGAATGTGATACAATTGAAATACATAAATTTTATCATAATGAAAATGATTTTAATAATGATGAAGGTAACCAAGAATTAAATGATAAATATGTTATATTAAATACAACTAATGGTATTTCTATCTTATATATTATGAAAAATGGTTCATGGAATAGAGAAAATATAATTGACTCTAATGTTGTTGATTCAATTAAATACTGTGATGGAGTATATTATTATAAGAAAATTAAAAAAGATATATGTATGTATGATGATTTAGAATCATTATGTCAAAAAAGGGACCATATAACAAATAAAAAGAAACTAGAAATTATTGAATTACAAATTGAAATTGTTAATGATTTAATTAATTTTAAAAAAAGTTATAATTCTTATACTAAACAAATTAAAAAATATGATGAAAATCTTAAAAATATAACAAATATAGAACCATCATTTGAGCAAGTAAAATATAGCAAAAAAAGGAAATTAGGTAATTATATAGGTAATGCAGACTATGTAGATGTTGATAAAATTTATAATAATATGGAACAATTTAATGAACAAGAATATAAACCTATACCATTTTTAGAAACAATTAAACAAAAAGACATTCCATATAGAGATACTAATAATTTTAAACTAATTGAAAATATATTAAATATTTTAGGTTTTAATTTTAAAGATTTAGAAAAAATGCATATTTATAAGTCAATTGATTATTTTAGTGATATTTTATTAAAAACAACTATTAATAATTATAAAAAAAAAAATAAAGAAAAAACTAAGAATCTAGATACTAATGAAATATTACAATTAATTTATAAGAGTGATGATGAGATTAACAAAATAATAAATAGAAACTTAATTTTAATAATTTCATCAATAGTAGTTATTTTGTTTCAAATTTTTTATCCAGATATTGAAATTAATATTACTGATACTGATTTAGAAAATAAATATTTTTCAATTAAAGGTTATCCTATTGATACTGATAAAGATAATAAATCAGATAAACAATTATATAAATATGTATATTATATTATTAATAAAAAATATAGTGATGAATATGATTTAGATAATACTCCCAAAAAATTAAAACAAATTATTAATATTATTTTAAAAAATAGAAAAGAGTATGAAAGTTTATTAGAGAAAAATAAACTAGTTATTGAGACCGAACAAAAGAAATTAAATCCTAAAGTATGGAGTGAATTTAGACCTAATTTAAATATGAAAGATGAACCTAATAATAATATTGGTAAATACCTATATGAAATATTTGAAAAAATTAATCAAAAAAATAATAAACTTTATAAAAATAATATATTTAATAAACCATTACTTTTAAATATATGCTGTCTTGAAAAGATTAATCTACAATTAAATTACTATAATTATTTTAAAGATACAAATATTAATGATTACTTGCGTGATATTAAATCATCCAGTAAGTTAGTTATTAATGAATTTTTTATTAATATCTTAAAAAATAATCTGAGAACTAATTTTGATAATAGTAAAATATTTAATTCTAATTTTGATACCGATGATAAATTATTAGATAAACCTGAATTTTTTAGTTTAGATTATTTTAATTATACACAAAAAATAAATAATATTATAAAATCACAAGAAAATAAGCAAATTAAGAACGATAAATTATTAATGGAATTAATTGAAAATATGGATGATAATCGTAAATGGTATTCATTTACAAAGAAAATAAAAGAATTATTTGATAAAATAATTAAATTTACAAATATACATAATTTAGAAGATAAAGATATTGATAGTTTAATAATTGGTGACCTTAATAGATATATAGTATCATTGGATGATTTGAGTAACGAAGAACTTATGAATATTAAAAATATACAAATGAAATTTATTACAAACAGGATTCCAACAATATTAAGTAAAATATTTAATAATTATTATCCAATTAAAACAAGTAAAAGTTATTTAAATAATGAACAAAAAGAAAAAATATTAAGCATTAATAAAAATGATAATTTATTAGATTTTGCAAAAAATTTACAAGATAGAGATGAATTTAGAGATATTATATTTTCAAATAAATTATTCAATACAAAAATAAATATATTATTATTAAATTTGAAAAATAATGGTAATAATGAAATTAATAATATAACAAAAAATTTATATTTATTAAATTATATATTTTTAGTGATAATATTATATATATATTCATATTTAATAGATAATAATGATGATTCTGATGAATTTAATATAGATTCAATACTAGATGATATAGATTTATTTATTAATACAAATAATACAGATGCAAATTTATCATCAACATTAAGATTAGTAGCAGATATTGTATCTTATATATTAACTGATTACAGAAATACTATTAAAAATCAATTAATTGATTATGATGATTTACAATCTAAAATGGATGAATTGAGAGAAAAATCTAAAATGAATAAATTGAAAAAACAAGCTGATTTAAATATAGAAGATAGAATAATAGCGAAACAATTGAAAGATTTTACCGGTAGAGATGATATTTATAATCCAGAAGCAACTAATACACTTATTAATAATGGAGATAATCCAAGAAATGATAGTATATTAGACTCTTTGAATAATGATCAAGATAATGATAATAATTTTATGTTTGATCCAGGAGAAGATCCAGATTTAAATGTAGAGGAAATAGATGTAGAATTCAGTTAGGAATATTATCATCTAAATTATTACTATTATTAATATTATTACATTTATTACTGTTATTACTGTTATTACTGTTATTACTGTTATTACTGTTATTAATACTATTTATAAGTTAAGACCACTATCTACTAATATTTTATTCGCTTTATCTTTCATTATTTCAGCAAAACTTTTGCCAGGAATATTATCATCTAAATTATTACTATTATCAACATTATTTATATGAAGACCTCTATCTAATAATAGTTTTCTTGCCCTTTCTCTCATTATACCAACTTTTTCCATTGGTGTCATACGTGATACTACATCTTCTCTTGGATTTCTTATCATAACATATTTATTATTGTACTTATAATAAACTATATCATTTAAGTATTCATTTGATGAAGTTATTAAGAAAATTTTATCATCCGTAACTATTCCAACTGCGCCAATATCGGTTATATATATTGATTCATTATATAATACCTCACAACTTATATGTATCCCATGACCTTTACCATCTCTATATATAACAATATCAAAGTCATATAATAATTCATTTTTATTATTTTTATTTTGTAAAATATAATTAATTTTATTTTGAACTATTTTGAAATCTTCTTCACCTCCTTGATTCCCTGATATTTTAAATTTAGAATTACCATTAATTTTATTCAATATATAATTTGTAATTTTATTAAAATTCTTAATCTGATTATCAGTAATATAATTATAATCAACTTTATAAAATGTATCTTTTATATTCTTGTCATCTTTATTAGATTCATTTTTACTAGAATTATTATTAGTTTTAATTAAATAAGGCATATAGTCCTCATCTAATTTGTCATAATCTACATATTTATCAACATATTCCAATTTATTTTTATCAATTAATTTAATTAATTCAGGATTAAATATATTAGTATTTAATTCATTAATTAATTTTGATGGATTTTTAATAATAATTGAATTATTGATAGAATTAATTCTATCATCAATTAAAGTATTATCTCTATGAATATTTAATTTATCAAATTTTGGTAATTTGAATAAATTTCTTTTTTCAGCAGAATTTAAATTTTGAAAAGATATTGGTTCGCAATTTTTAGTATCTGAGAATAATATATTTGAATATATGCCACCAACATCATCATAACTTTTCAGTTTTTTATCTGTAATATAATTTTCTTTAATTTTATTATTTTTAGATTTTTTTGATTCTTTTAATTTATCTTTTTTTGCTTTTTCAAAAAAGTTGATAATAAATAAAACAAAAAAACTCCACATTATCAATCTATAGATAATCATTATTAAATTTAATTAATATTATTATATTAATTCATTAACATATATAATATATTTTAACATATATATTATATTTTAACATATATAATATATTTTAACATATATAATATATTTTATATTATAAATGAAGAATCCATGTTTAGATACATTACCTACAAAATTAACAAATAAACAAAAGAATACAAAGTTGTTTAAAGTTATATCTATTCCATTTAAATATTATGAAGGTTTTGTGGCATTTTTTATAACTGATTTTATTAATAAATTAAAGAAAGAAGGTTGGCATGTTATTGATACTGATAAAGATATTAAAACTCCTAATATACAGAAGGATATATATGATGCAACAGGTATTGATAAAATACCCGATGTAATAGCAGTATTTTTACTAGAATTAGACAAAAGTGCCTTTGGGAAAAATAAGTGGTCCAAATTAAAAACATTGGATTGTTTAAAAGTATTAATTGTTGAAGATATACATGATAAAACTGATACAAATGCACTTAAATTTATGGAAAAATTTGCAGATGCTATATTTTGTAGATACTCTTATAATACAAAAGAAGTAATACCTAAATCAAATATTAAATGCTTTAATTTATATCATGCATACACAGAACAATTTTATAATAATATTAATTTTAGTAAAAAAAAAAATAAAGTATTATTATCAGGTGCAAATGATCCTGATTTTTATAAATTAAGGCATAGTGCTAAAGAGTTAATAGATAATGATAAAACTGATTTAATAGAAGAAAGAAAACATCCAGGATATACAATTAAGGATCCTAAGAAAGAAGTAACAAATTATGCAAAAAATATTAATCAATATAAATTAGCAATATCAGATCAATTAACTATACCTAAATCAAAAAATAATTATCCATATATTCTTGCGAAACATTTTGAAATACCTGCTTCAGGTACTGCTTTAATTACAAACAAAAATATATCACCATATTTAAAGCCATTAGGATTTAAAGAAG